CCCAGACCAGCTTGGCGTCTGTCCATCATCGACAAACCACCAATCTATACTCCCCACCGATGCAGTGGCGGCAATTCCGGTAACCACCGTCCCAATTCCCGTAACAACAGAACCGACCGACCCGGTGGCCGCAATCCCTGTTACAGGATAAGCCGTTTCTGTTACAACAGAGCCGACCGACCCGGTCGCAGCAATCCCCGTTACAAGATAGGCCGTTTCGATCACAACCGATCCAACGGCACCTGTCGCAGCAATTCCCGTTACGGAATAAGCCGTTTCTATTACAACAGAGCCGACAGCGCCCGTTGCCGCAACGCCGGTAACTGGAACTACAGTTGCGTCTGGCTCCCCCCATGGGCCAGAGCCATATCCAGATCGGCCAAAGCCAGCCATGTTAAACTATCCTATGCAATCCGTATGATCGCATCCGTTGCGCTTGCAGTCGGGAACTGAACCGTGAAAGTGCCAGCGGCAACCGTCTTGTCCCCGCCAAAGTCCAGAACAATTATTGCCGGATTGGTCAAAGATATCGAAGTCGTATTTGGCGCTGTGTTATAGATCAAGGCACCCCGCGCCGTGAACGAAGCCGTCGCCCATGTCGCATCAGCAAAATCAACATAAGCTGTGGTCCCGCTCGTTGTCGGGTCAACCTTGGTCAAGGCAAGCCCTCCCGCCGTATATGCAGTCCCTGCCGTATTGGTAATTTCGTTTGTCGAGGCATAAGCAGTGGTTGTTGCACTAAGGGCCGCCGTGCTTGTATACATCGCGATCTTCATCGCATCTCCCGAAGACAAATCAAAGTCATGCGCCCCCAACAAAAGTTCTTTCTTGAAGGTCGTGGCCATCGCCTGAGTAATTGCCATCCCTAAAAACTCCTAAGTAATTCTGCCAGTTCCGGATAGCCGCCTCTGACGGCTATTTGAACACAAGTTTCTCTTTCTTCCTGCATTGCCTTTGCAACATAACCATGCACCACGACTTCCAACTGGGCACGAAAAGCTACGGCCTGTTCCTTCACTGCCGGTGCCGCATTTTCACTAACCTGTACAATCTTATTGCAACAAAGCGTGGTGATCTGCTCGGCAGACAAGCCCCCGTTAGTGCTGGTAACAACAGTTGGCGAGCCAATACTACTTTGTGCAGCAAACATCACGCAGGCCTATAGACAGGATTGCCATTTCTATAGCCATCCCGCCTGTCACTATATTCTCCGAGCATCTTCGCCTGCATAAGAGCCTCTTGGTAGCGGCCCAGATACATCTGCATGATGTCCTGCTCGCCCTTCATAAAGGTGTAAGCCTCCACCAAGCAGCCATACAACAGAGCCTGTGGAATATTATCCCCGAGCCAAGTATTTGCATTGCTTGAAGAAATACCAGTCGGTTTGTACTTGTAATGAAGCTCCATCGTATACGCCGCGTCAGGCACGGGAGAGAGAATGAAAGTGCTGTCATCAAAATGGGCATAGTGTTCAGGCTGCCCGGTCGTGTCCGTATCAGGGTTCGCTTCCCGCATGAAGGAAACATCCTTGGGCAGCAGATAGAAATAAACATTCCCGCTGCTGATGAGCGCCAGCGAATGAGACGACAGGAAATCAGACGGTTTGCCCAGATAGGAATTTGAAGCCGTCGTCGTGCCGGTAGAGTTTTTGCGAAAATACGGAAGATCGACATCAAAGAGAATGCGAAGCTCCGTAATCCTTGATCGCCTGTACCAGCGCGGAATAATTCATGGTGTCCCCGCTAACTTACCGACACCGTGACAGTGCCAACTTCACCGATTGCCTGCGTACTGGTCTGGCTGGAAAATCCATACAGGGCCGAGAGGCCGTTGTTGTCGCCAACCGGGTTCCAGTTCCACGCGATCCTTCTTTGAGAAAGAACGTTCGTATCGGTTCTGGTAAACGGCAGTGTCTGTGGATCATTGATCGGAAACTCGCCAAGAAAATTCTGGGGCTGGTCCCGATCAAGCATTGACAGGGAAACTCTTAATCCGGAATCCTTACCGTCCACGACCTGCTGATAAAGGTCTTTCAGCTTGTAGGTAAGGCCGCTGCGGTCACAAATCCCAAGAGCATATTTCCCGACTGTTCTGTTGGTCATGTCACAACCACCCGTAGCCGCCAGGAACAAGCTGTAGTGACGCCTTCACTCTGTCTTCATCAGCAGCATAGCCGAACTGCTCGTCATAAACCGCCTTCAATAGCTGGGTTCGCTGCGCAGTTTCCGGCCTTTTCATGGAAACATAATAGGCCAGCCCTGCGGTAAGAGCGGGTAACCAACGATCCGGAGCGTCATAAGTATTGGTTCCGGCTGTTCCTGCATCCTGTATGCGCTTGATGCGCCAGTAAACCAGCGTATAGGTTTGCGCATCATCGGGCACCGGCCACAATGTATACTGAGGAGTTGTCGTCCTCTGGATGTAAATCTGTAGAGGCTTACCCTCTTGCAGCTTGTTCGGCAACTGGGCGTAAGTCATCGGAGAGATGCGCGTTACCGACGTGTCCGCCTGATTGTTGGTTTCTCCCGCATCCGTGCGGATCATCTGATCCAGAAAATCAATTGTTGCTGCCGGGAAGCTATAAGTTGCCGTACCAGCGGTGATGGCTTGCGTGCCCTCCTCTATTGTCCACAGGTTCAGGCCGCGATTGATCCACTCAATGGACATCAGGTTGAGACTGCGCCTCGCCGTCTTCAGGTCGTAACCGCTGCGCATCTCCAGACCGGCACGCTCATAGGCCTCCTCACAGATATCAACGATATCGAGAGTAAAGTCACTGGTGCCGGAAGTCGCCATCTATCTGATCAGTTTTCTTGGCGTACCTAATCGCGGCCTTCTTGTCCTTCTCGGTATAGCCGAACTCTTTTTTCCTCTTGCCCTTACCAACGGTTGGCATAACGATCCCCTCTCTACATCAATAATCGATCTGAAGCTCGCCACTGATACCCGTATCAGCAGAACCATTCACGCTCCAGATTTTAATGTGGACCTTGGTCTCACCAAAATTGGTCTTAATAGAAAAACTTAATTTCTCTCCTGTTGGGATGTCATCGTATTCCTTGCTCCACCCCTGGGAGGAAGAAACCTTTACATTCCAATAGTATCCGGCAGGACTGGTTACGGTCCCACTGACATCAATGGTGGTGCCAACGGTAGTATAATTCTTGCTGTCTTCCCACTCACCGGTAGAATCAAGCGTGAACTTCATGGTATCCGTAGACCCCGCAAGGCCATCCGGCAATTCGTTATCCCACATTATAGCCATCAGCACTTCCACCGTTTTCTAGCCTGACGCAGCCGATGCAATGACTTAAAGCCCAGCCTTCGAAGCAAGAACTCTATCTACCTTTATCTCAAGCCGGTCAAACCTCTCCAGAATCCTGTCAAGGCTCGCCTCAACTTCCGGCTTGGTGACGTAGGTCTTGGCGACCTCTTCCCTGGTGCTGGAAATCTGTTGCCGGATATCAATAATCGACTGAGACATGCCGCGAACCCACCAAAAGAACGAACCAACCGCTCCAGTCAGAACAATATTCCAGATCAGGGCCGACTGTTCTGGCATACGGAGACTCCTCAACAATAATTAACCGGTCAATCGTAATACTTAACCGCCCGGATCATTATCTCGTATGCATCTCCGCTGGCTTCGGTGCCCAGGGTAGACAAGAGAATATCCCCATTCGCGCCCGAACCATACATTTTCAATCCGCCCACGGTACTGAAGTCCTGGTATGTCCAGCCGGGATTAAGGTTAAACGCAACGGTATCCGTCGTTGCATCGTACCAAAGCTGGACACCGTCAAAGCCATAGACCTGCCCCCAGATTTCCTGAATGCGAACCTCATTGCAGGAATTGCCACGTGCATCCGTAGCAAGAGCGGAGACATCGATCTTCGTGACCTTTGCTTCGCCCGTTGAATCGGAAAGATTGGTAAGCTGAACAACCAGTTGTCGCTCACCATCCTGAATTGTGGTTGTGCTTACCGCATCAGCCATAAGAATCTCCTATAAAGAAAGAGGGGGGCGAGAAGCCCCCCGCCCTCATTTAGAACCAGCCTTCACCTTCCCGGCCAAAACCAGCGCCTTGTAGGCAGCGCTCCCTTCGGGGGGAAGTTGCTCTTTTCGGGAAGGCTTCTTTGCTGAAGAAGCGGAATCCTTTTTAGGTTCAGCCATGGGATCACCTATACCTGATCGCTGTACTGAACCATGCCATCGGTCTGCCTTTGGGCCGCCGTGAAGAGATAATCACAGTCAACCTTGTTGGCAGTGCCTTCGCCAGCAACCGCAGCAAACCATGTCGTAAGCTGCGAAGTGGGAATGTTATCCGTGGTCGTGACCTTCAGGACGCGGTCAACATAGAACTCGACCTTGCCCGTTCCGGTTATCACAAACCCCAGACGACGATCATTGGAAATGGTGCCGCCAGAAACGGAGCCATCCGCCAAATCAACGCCCGTATCCGTCTTGGTCTCGGTTCCTCCGCTATCACAGACTGCATAAATATCCGCCGCTTCATCAACAACCAAAAATCCTATTTGGTTATTGGTTCCAAAAGGGACGCCTGTGGCTAAAGTGCCGTTCTCACAAAGACCGACGAAGATATCCATCTGATCCGCATCGGTCGAAACAATACGGGTCTCAAAGTACAGCTTCTTGCTGGCCTGCGCCTGCCATATCTCATTACCCTGAATCGATGCGCCCGTATTATCCGAGCCTGTACCGGCAATCTCATACCAGCCATCAATGGCATCAGCGAGAATAGCTCCGGTGCCACTGGTAAGCTGCGAATAAGTCCAGTCATTCGTGCCGTCAACGGCGATGCCGGTGAAGTCATCGAACTGAACAACATAATCAGGATTCAATTGCAGCGGGAGGTTCTTAAACCAAGTTCCGCTAGCTACGGTGCGGCCCTCACCGCTGTACATCATCGGGCCGCTGAAACGTGTCGTTCCCATAAAACTACCTCCTTACGAAAGGATTTGCCCTAGAGTCTTCGTAAGCGTCCGCT